ATGACCACCAATAGAATTGGAGTGTTCATTAAAAACAACCGATTGCCAATTTTCGTTGTCTTTTCCATGTGCATTTTATATGTACTACCAATAATCATGGCCGACAGGCTGTACGTTGACGACATGGGTCGGACTACCACTGGGTATTATGGGTGGAAAGGTAATGGTAGGCCTTTTGCAGAAATGATAATGAAGTTTCTATCATTTGGAGGGCTTAACTTAGACATATCCCCCTTACCTCTGCTGCTAGCGTTAGCCTTGTATTCTGTTACTTCCGTGGCATACGTCAGATCTGTCATTCCAAAGAAAGGTATATTGATAACGGTTATCGCATCATTAGGATTCATAGTTAACCCATTTTATCTTGAGAACCTTTCGTATAAGTATGATTCGTTCCCTATGATGATTAGTGTATGTGTTTTATTGCTTGCTTACATTAATATATCGAACATATACGCTAGAGCTACAATAGCGACTATAGCCGTAATTGCTTCTTTGAGCTCATATCAAGCATCTATTGGTCTTTTTGTATCTTTAGCAGTAATAGAATCAGTTAGTTACATAAACAAAGGAATAGATTTAAAATTTGTCTTTTTGAGAATTGTAGAGAGGGGGTTGTGCTTTGGAATAGGTTACTTATTGTATGACAAGGTAATAAAACCAGCGACAGTTCTGGAAAGCAATGGTTATACTTGGCAGCACTCTCAAACAATCCTTTTAAATAAGGAAGGGTTTGATATATTTGCCCGGAACGTACATATCTATCTTGAAAAGATAATGAAATACGCGACCTCCATACCAAGCATTACTATTGCTTTAGTGGCTTTTTTCATAGTTGCCAGCCTCGGCTCAATTTTATTCGGTATTTTTAATAAACAAAAAAACAAACCTATAGCTATAATCTGCTCAATTATGGTTATGGCATCACCGATCATTGTTTTCGCTTTGACATTTATTCATATGTGCCTATTGGTTTACCCAATTGCATCGCCTCGTGTCTTTGTATCATTTTCAGCTTTCATTTTTTTGATGATGGCTATACTTTTCATGCATGATAGATTCAACAGAGCATCACTGGTTCCTGCAATACTATTTATTGCCTTCTCGTATGTTTACTCATTCTCATACGGAAATGCCTTGAAATTTCAGGACGAATATGAAAATTATGTTGCAGTAAACATTGCAAATGATTTATCAACTATCGATCCACTTGGACAATTGAAAATACAGACTAATGGCTATATGGACTATCCTCAGCAGGTTGCCATTGTTTTAAAAAAATACCCTGCCATGAAGGATGCTATCTTGAGATATTTGAACAATGATTGGTACTGGTCATACTTTCAACTAGGTAAATATGGTGTAACCAATGCTAGAGCTGGATTGTCTCAAAAATATGCATCAGATATATCTAGTGGGAAAGCTCTCCTGGTAAGGCGAGACTATTCTTTCCATAAGAGAGACAATATTTTAGTTATAAGTTTCCACGGAAAATACTGATAGAAATGGGGCGAACGCCCCATTTCTTTTAAGCAAATGCACCAAAGTTACGCCACACAGCAGCAGATCCATTGCCAGCAGTGACGCAAATAGCACCAGCGTAGGCTGTTCCAGAGGCTGGAGGTGTCGTAAACCAGCAAATATCGCCTACGGAATAATTAATTGTTGAGGGTATTCCAGCTACCGTTGTAGCAAAGACTTCTTTTCTCCTGTTTCCTCCGAAATTGATAATGCCATGAGTTCTAGCTGATGAGCCCTCGTTAATCATCGAGATATATCCATTAGCCTGTATGTTATCAACCATTACGTTCGTTGCGCTTGCGTTATTGATAACGAACTGAATCTGAGTTGATGACTGTGAGTTTCGAACATTCAGACCAAGAATCTGAATATTGTTACCACCTCTTATTATTTCCACTGCATTATAAGCTGAGCCACCAAATGCAACACTCATGCTTGGGTTTTTTAACTGAATTGCGTTTAGTACAATGTCTGCACAGTTCTCCATAACAAGGCCATGTTTATATAGCTTACCGAAGGCATTACCAGACACAACGCCGCCTCTCACTCCTGTCATCCATAATGCATAATCAGGGAAGGACTGCGGGTTGGTGCTTGCCGCGTCCGAGGCTATAGTATTGCCTATCAATACAAAATTATCATAGTCAGTATTTGATGATGTAGCGGTATTGTCGATTTTAATCATCACTGATAATGATCCACCACAGCGGAATATGTCATTGCAGGACATGATGCTCCCTCTACCGAAGTGGCCCAGGAAGAATTGGAAGCACCCATTGTCGCATTTGTTATTTTTAATGCTGATATCACCGGCATAATTATCCGCTAACACACCTTGGGCAGTGTTGGTTACAAGTTTTATGCACACAGAATCCGCAAGACTAGTATCGGTAGCTGATCCAAATCCGCCACATGAGTGGAATCTATTGTCGTCTATAACGTGACCACGGAATTGCTGACCAGGCACGTAGTTAAGAGTTATTGGGAAAGCGACATGCGAATAACCATTAAGCCGCTGAGTAAGGTTTCTACCATACCCAACCACACCGTTCTTCAGGCAAAAGAATGTACAGCCGTGCACAGTGCTATCGATGTCTGCAAGCGTGCCCGTTGACGGCTGGAACTTCACGCCGGTACATGTTTCTGTAGCACCAAAGTTAACTGCGGCTTCGAAACCTTCAAAAAGAAGGCCTTCAATACGACAACCACTTCTTGTGAATGTCATCAATGTTGTATTGGCGGCCGCAGCTTTAATTTTAGTTGTGGATGCGCCGTAAGGGTATTCACCTGCACCTTTGATAACCAAAGACGTATTGTTAATAGTTAAACCGGTAGTAAGGTACGTCCCCGCCGGGATACGGACGCTTGTCCTGGTTCCATTAGTATTTAAAAGGGAAAAGAAACCGTTAAGAGCTGCCGTCGAATCAGTAGCGCCTGTCGGATCTACCCCGGCGATCGCACCAACGCTCAACTCCTCATCTAATCTCTTTTTAACCGTATAGGCGCGATAATGGCCGATTGCATTCTGAACAGTCGTTGCATTTCCATCTGAGTCCAGCGCGCCGATCATTCCCGCGCCCGCAGATGTAGCTAGCATTGCTCGCAGGCTCGCATCACCAATACCTACCCACGCGCCTACGCCAACCCCGCCGGAAGATGATGGCGTAGAGCCGGCATCCACATGCTTCGGCAGCGCGCCGTCCCAACGATAATATTCGCCGGTATCTTCGTCACGTAGCGCCTGGTTTGGCAGGGTGATATTAGCGCCGTCCTGGAACGAGTCGATAAGGACCCACCCGAACTGAGCAATAGCCTGCTGAGCCAGCCAGCGAAGACCTTCGATGGTGTAATGCTCGTTTCCGAACCGGTCAACATAGGTGTTTACCAGCGAAGTAACGAACTCGTCAATTTTACCCGCGTTAAACTTAAGGTCGCGTGGTGATTCGCTCGGAACAGAATTCTGAGTAGGTGTAGTAGCCATATTGATTCCATAAAAAAAACCGGCGCGGTGGCCGGGTTCGGTTGGTCGGGGACGGTTCTTATTGGTAGATGGCGTCGCTGTATTCCGCGACGGTCAGAGATACCGTGTTATCTGTGTTCGGTTTGATGCTGTTGACCGTCCATAGCTGACTGTCCAGCTCCTCCACTGTCGCAATGAGATAGCGCGACGGGAGCTGCACAGTGTCTCCGTTCCATATGTTGAGCTGAATGTTGGGGATAGCCGCGGTGAAGCCGTACTTCGTGTCGCTACGGGCGGTGGCTGGATAACGCAGAGTGGGATTGCCAAGACTGTCGGTTACCAAGACAAACATATCCCCGGAAAAGGTGATCGGTTCGCTGGTATCAAAGTCATTCCCGGTGCGGCCTGTTATGTAACCCTGCTGCTGGTTGCTGTCGTAGATGTCCGGCATCTGAATGACGCTGCCTACCTGAATGATTCCATCTTCAAACACTTTGGCGTTCATCTTCACCCTGGAGTAGATAAGTCGCTTCGTTTCGCGCAAAGCGCGTTCCCGCGCCTGGTACTCGTTACGGAATCCGACGATCTCCAGCTTGTTCGGGTTTTCCGCTTCCTGCTCGACGATAGCGCCGTTCACCACGCGGTAGTTGATGTACGTCTTGTTGTTTGTTGTCGGGTGGACGTATGACACCTGCACGCCGTCATAACCGCCAGGAAGAGTAGCTTCGTACGTCATTTTGTACTCGTCCGTCTTCATGTTGGCCCGGTTGAATACGGCCGCCGGGTAGTCAACCTTCTGGTCGCGAGTAAACGTCAGCACGCCATCATCCCAGTAAGCCACCACTGAAGCCGCATTGCAGATCGCCTGTACGCGGTCACCGAGAGAGTCATTCTCATCGTCAAACGTGTAGTCGAAGTAACCCAGCCGTTTATCAGGCAGGCTTTCAGCGATCGAGTACAGTCCATACAGGTCAATGCTGCTTACCGGCTGCTCGCCCATAATCAGCCAGGTGTGCGCCACTGCATCAGCGAACGAGCGCGACGGACGCAGCGTGTAATCCACCGTCTGCGTGTCCAGGTCGTAGGTGATGGTATGGCGCGTCACCAGCGCGTTATATTTGCGCTCACGGCTTCCCAGCGCGTTCTCGGTCGCCCTCACTTTCACCCGTACCAGCGTGTCAGTCTGGTGAACGACGTTTGTCCGGATGTTGATACTGTGGATCTCTTCGACCTTCAACAGGCTTGCATCACTGGAGTTATCGGTGCGCTGGAAGCTAACCGCGTACTTTCCGAATCCCCCGGAAGGTGTGATTTTGTCAGTGCGGTAGAATACCTCACTTGTGGAATCATGCGGGGTCGTCTGCCGGTATGTGAAAGTCTGCTGCGTGCCAGGCACCTGGTTGTAATCGTCGTCGATTTTCCAGAGGACGACCTTCCAGTTAGTTTCCTTATTTCCGCCCAGGCTGGACTGTGTATGCAGCCAAAGCTGAGTTGACTCAACCGGGGAGAAGAACGGTCCGACGATCAGAGCCTCGTTGTCATTGAGAATGAACTTCGTGGTGTTTATCGTCGCGTTGGCAGGGATATCCTGTGGTCCCTGGAGTTGGTTCATCGTGAAGGTGTACCACTGAACTGGGTTAACCACCGCGCCGTCGTTTGTTTCGACTGCGGAAATCAGCGTGCCGGAGAATGTCGCATCGGTAGTCACGTTGCCGGAGGCCGTGCTATACGTCACGTTGATGGTGAAAGTCACAGCGTGCGGCAGAACCAGGCCCATGAAGTAATCAAACTCAGCCTGCTTGACGATTTTCATCGCTATCTGGCCGCCGGAATACGTTCCGCTGACAACCGTGTTTGCCGTTGCTGTTTCGATCGGGAAATCGCTGGCTTCGTTCTGCCCGGGCACCTCCTGCCCGTCGACGTCATCGAACCCGTATCCCTCAACGATCTGCGGAATAACTTCGCCTGGCTGGAAGAACTGGAATTCGGCACCAGCCAGTGAGCCGAGGCTTGATTCTGAGTAGCGCACAGACTCGTAATCGTATTTGCCGATCCCGATGCACATCCATTCCGTGACGTACTTTAGGCCGCCGTCGGTGGACGTCTGGTGCACGTATTCGAATACTGACTCCTGAATCAGATCCGGGAACGAACGAATCTGGCCGTATATGTCTGGCTTGGCCTTATACACACGCGCGGTGTTTGTCTGACCGGTCAGACTATTGTTTGGTGAGTCGACGGTATTTCCGCCGTTGTTTGCGATAGCTGGCTTCGGCGCCAGGAACGAAAACACCTGGCCCACCACTTTAAAGATCGGGCTCAGAATGTCGCCGACAATACCTTTCGGCTGGTCGAAAATCTGGATGTTGTCCAGCTCGCTCAACTCAAACGCCAACTCATCATCGTCGCCAAGCCTTACGCCGTTGCGGACGATCAGCAGATCACGGTGAAAGGTGGCGTCATTGGCTGCCAGCCAGTCATAAAAAAGGGTGCCGTTTGGCACCCTACAACGCAGCTTAGGCGTTCCTGGAAAGTTCGATATCTCAACCAGCGCCATATTCGAAAAACTCCACTTTAGTGAATGCACGCTGAATGACCAGCAACGAGTCCATGCGCACGCTTCCGTTCTCGCCGCGTGAATGCAGCGCCTGCCTGTTAAGCACCAGCCCAACGTGCGCCGGTTGCGCGCCGCGGTACCAGACAAATATTCCCCCATCGATCGGTTTATCGACCTGGCGCCAGAAGACGACGTCCCCCTGATAGCAGGTGAAGAAGTCCTCACCGGCTTCGTAGTCCGGTGTCTGGTGCAGCTCTATACCGATAACGTGCCGGTAATACAGCACAACCAGCCCCCAGCAGTCGACTTTCTCGAACGAGCAGGCCCGGTTAGCCCACGGTACTCCGATAACCCGCCGGATAAATTCATCTTTAGTCATGCGGATTCCTTATAGGTACTGGAGTCCAGTGTATTCGCGGGGATCGTATAATTTTCCAATATTATTATTGAGCGGGTTGGTCACAGACAGAGTGACCGATGCGGCGTCGGCATCAATATCTACCGTCTTGACGTATAACTGCCAGGACTTAATCGGCACCGACACATCGCCGCTGTCGAAGATCTGCCGCGTGGCCGTGATGGCTGTCAGCCTGGCCGCCCCCTTCCACTGTTTCATCAGCGCTTTGATATCCGACGACAACCGGCCTAACTTCACCGTCGCGTCGATCACCGGCGTGCCGCTCTGCTGACTCTCCTCGATTTCAAAGCGCGCGGGAGTGTACGTCTGGCCGCCAAGCGTCTTCGCAAAGAACTGCTTGTCGACCAGGCGGACGTAGCCAAAGGATGGATGGTAGAACGTGATGGTATCGTATAGACCGCGCGTCGGGCGCTGCTGCTTATATTGACGAAAAGATGGCATCAGGGGATCCTCGGGAGACTTTCCGGATCACGCCCGTCCGGATAACCCGTAACCACGATATCCAGCCACGAATCCCAAGGCGGCGGCAGTTCAACAATGATGTCGTCGAATTCGTCGTCTGCGTTGTAAAGGTGGTTGGCGATAACGGTTCCCGTCCAGGTCACCACTCCGCCGTCGATACTGGTTTGCACCGGCATCTGCGTGAAGTGAAGCTCCTGTAGCTGCAGTCCACTGCCGCCAAGATTGATATTCATCCGGAACCAGTTCAGCCCCCGGTTGAGATAGTTCGGGCTGCGCAGCCACTGCTGGAAGGCGCGCTCCTGCGCCAGAGTGAAGATCCACGTCAGTGACCAGGTCACTTTCAGGTCGTCGGTTTGATTCTCGAAGATTGCCGGGCCGACCGCTGGCTGATCGGTCTGGAACCCGGTATCAAGCGTCATGTTTTTGCTGGCCTTCTGCGCCAGCGGCAGCCAGTCGGGATAGTCGATAATTGGCATCAGCCCTGCCCTCTTGGCGTGCGTTTAACGTTCATGTTGCTGGTTATGGCGTTACTGATTGGCCCGCCGTTGTTCAGGTCAGCGACGATTAAATCCACAGTCACGCCGCCATTGCCGTCAGAACTGGCCTGCGCATCTATTGATGAACCGTTATAGTTCTGAACATTTAAGACAACGTTGATGCCTCCCCCACCCTGCATATCCTTGTTGCTGATCACCTTGCCGTTGTCGCCCGGTATCATGTACTGCTTACCGGTACTGGCCTGGTAAATCTCCGGCTTCCCTCGCTCACCGACCTGATAAAGACCTCCTGCATTCACCGGGCCGCCATTGTAACGCATACCGGTTAAAGCAAGGCCCTGTGCCAGGCCTACCGTTGAAGCAATTCCTGTCATGGCAGGAACTGAGTTCCCACCAAAAGAGGCAAGACTGGCAAAGGCTGCTGCCGGAGCCCATGCTTTAGCCAGAAATACAGCCTCCGTCGCACTGGCAGCAGTAGCTGCTGCGCCCAATGTCTGCCCTATAATGAAGTTTTTGAGAGCCTCTACCCCAACCTGGACTAGCGCATTTACCACGCTATTCAGCATCGTGTTACCGAGTGAGCGCATAGCATCCTGCGCTGACATCGTTCCGGTGATCAGCCCGGTTAACGCATTAGATGCATTACCTGAAAACGCATCTACTGCACTTGTCAGCATGCTGTACCCCAGGCTCTGCTGGCTAAGAAGCTCCCATTGTGCAGCGGTTCTTTGCTGCTCATACTGCGTATCGGCAGCATTTTTAAGGGCTAATGCATTCTGGTGAGCTAATAACCCCTGCTGCTCGAACTGTTGGATAAGGGCCAGTTGCTGTGCGTGCTGATTAGCTAATTGCTGCACTGGATCAACCTGTGCAACTGCCTCTTGCTGTGGCGTCACCGCCTGCTGCGCGCGGATTTTTGCGAGGTTTGCCTGGTGAGTTGCCTCCAGTCTCTCAGATGTCTGATTGAACTGCTCCTGACTGATTTTCTTAGCAGCCAGAGCGGTATTCAGATCCTGAACATCTTGCTTATAGCTGGCGTTTTCGCGCGCTTCCGGTAGAAGCTTTTGCGCGGCAGCCTCGGCCTTGATGGCATTCGCCGTATCCCATTTCTCTGCAGCATACTGGCGGGCTTCGGCGATCTGGGCCTGAGTCGCGCCCTTCCCAAGAGATTGCTCGGCATTAAGAATGGCCTGCTCTCTGCTAAGTTCTTGAGTTGACCCAGCCGCCAGTTCTGCTTGCTGCTTCAGGTTTGCCAGCTTCTGAGCAACAGATTCAGCAGAAGACGCTGATTTTTTCCCCTGCTGCTCACTCTCTTGTTGAGCTTTATTCCTGGCTTCTTCTGACTTCTCTAAATCATAATTCTCAGCAGCCAGCCTGCCAGCTGCAGAGATTTGATTCTGATTGTCAGTGACCTTGGCAGCCTGGATCCTTGCTTTGGCTATCGCCCGCTCTCTTTCATCCTGAATTTTAAGTAATTCATTCTGCTCTTCCAGAGTAGCGATAACTTTATCCCCCTCCTTGGTCGCCGGAGATATCTGAAGCGCTTTTGGGTCGAAGCTTTTTCCGGCCTGATTAGCTCGGTTTATTTCATCAGCTGTTTCTCCAAAGGCTTTCGCTACCGCACCCTGCACCTGCTCGAGGGACCATGATTTTTCAATGAGTTGGTCATGAACTCCCATCGCCGTGAGCATGTTGTTCGTGAGCGTTCGAGTCGCCTCTGACGCGGTTTCTTCTGTCCTGGATAATTTATCCTTTGCAGCCTCAAGGTCTCGCGTCTTACGCGCCAAATCATCAGACACTTCAGCTTGTTGCCGGGCAAAGTCTGCGCCCTGCCCCATAGATTCAGCAACCTTCTGGGCGGCCGGGGTAAAGTTCTGGTATCTGTCTCTCAGCGAGTCAACTTCACTTTGCAGATCGGCAACAGCCTCTTTCTGAGCTCGAATAGAATTATTTGCATCTGCAATTGCCCCACGCAGCTGCGTGTTTGACATTGCATTCATGGCAGCATTTAGCTTATCCAGACCATCAGCGAAGGCGATAGCCTCCTCTTTTGCCTGCTGGGCTTTCTGCCAGAAATAGAAGATAGCTCCGGCAGCAAGCATAGCCGCCCCAGCTGGACCACCTATAAGAGCAAGCGCACCGCGAGCCATTCCGATACCAACGGACGCTGCACGAGCAGCTGTCGCCGCACGGGCCGACGCTGCAGCCTGGGCAGTTTCAGCCTCCGCAAGAGCAAGAGATGCGGTAGTAGCCCGTGTTTTTGCGGCCACAAGAGCATCCATTGCCAGCATCTCTGCAGCGCTACCTTTTGCCACGTTATATTCAGCCTGGGCCAGCGCGAGAGAAGATAGAGCAGCCTCTTTATCAGCAAGAGCCTTACGCTGAACAGAATTAGCAGCAACCAAAGCAGCCTGTGCCGTCTGATTGTCTGCTACGACCTGCTGACGAGATGCTGCGATATCTGCAATTTTCGCAGAGGTGGCCATGGTCAGAGCGCCGACATATCGCGCGCCCATAACACCTGCAACAATGGTCAGAGTAGCGCTGAGAACGTCCAGGTTTTCACTGAGTGTAATAACTGAATCACTGAATATTTTGACGCCAGTTTTTACAGTGGCATTCTCGCCAAAGAACTTCGTGATGTTGTTGTTGGCAATTTCAAGAGACTGGCTGATCGTTGCAGTAGTTTTAGCGAACTCCTGTCCAATTTTATCGCCCTGAGAAAGCAACCCATTCACGATCACATCAGTGGTTAACTTGCCCTCTGCAGCCATGTTTCTGAGCGCCCCAATGCTGACATTCATAGAGTCAGCAAGAGCAATCATGAGCCGGTTACCCTGCTCGTTCACAGAGTTAAATTCATCACCTCTTAAAGCTCCGGACGCCAGCCCCTGAGCAAGCTGAATGATTGCGTTGCTTGCCTCCTCGGCTGTTGACCCTGAGACCACGAAGCCCTGGTTAATAATGGTTGTCAGCCTGGTAATGTCCTCAACACTGACACCATAACTCCGTGTTGATCGCTCGAGACGTGCATAGAGAGTGGCCGTGGCATCGAGACCTGAACGAGTCTTTTGAGAGATATCAAAAACACGCTCGGTGACATCAGCCAAGGTCTCAAAAGGAGGTACGGAATCCCTGACGGCGTTTGCCAGTTTATTACTCAGGTCCTGCCATGCCTGGGCATATGCGCCAACCTGCTGGACAGAAAGAGCTGCTATGAGCGCTTTCGCGACGCCAGTTAAGCTGGACATAGTGCCTTCAATCGAGGACAGGGATCGCTCAGTGCGGTTTAATCCCGCCTCAAGACGACCCATGCTACCGTTGAGCCCATTCAACGCGGCATCAATATCCCGGCGTCCCTGAAGGATCCCGGCGGTGTCCATGTCAACTTCATAAACAATCGTTCCAGCGCTGACAGTACCATCCATAATCTAATCTCCGGGCAATAAAAAACCCCGCCTGAGCGAGGTTACTGTAATGAACAGCTCATGCCGCCTGCTGAGCCATCGACACTCTTCTTGCTTTTTTGGCTAAATAATCCTCTGATATTGAGTCATATTCTTCCCTGGTAAATCCTTTCTGGTCCGGGTATTTGGCAGCAATTAAATACTGAAACTCAGTCATGGTAAGCTGCTCCGCCTCATCCCGACTCATACCAAAATGATTTCTGGCTGCGCTGATATACTCGAATGCATTAAATTCAGATGTCGTGCTGGTATTCTCATGGCGCTGTAGCTTTCTTATCCTGGCTTTCCCAATAATGCCGTGCGTTATTAGTGCTTGCGCAATCACAACCATATCAAACTCATCCATTGCCCCATGCCGGAGTTTGAATGGCTTTCCTTTGGTTTTGGCTATGCGTAGCTCACCAATCAATGGGGTAACGTCTGTGTCGCAACAGGATGAAAGCACCGTCATTGCAGCCATTATTGCTTTTTTCCCATAACTGGTTGTTCTTATATGCTGAATGAGCCACTCAGGCACCAATCCATAGGCATTGATGGCCGACCTTATAAGATCTGATACTTCATCATGATGAAGATCATAGAAAGCAGTAACGATATCTTTTGGCTCGCCTATTCGAGTCATATTGATAAACGATGGACGGAAAAAGTATTCCTTTTCGCCAGCAGCAATAAGGAATTCGCCAATTTCTTTTAATGGGATCATGGGTCAATTCCGTTTAGCGGTCATTATCAAGGGCAGCACGCCGCCCTTTGGAATGTCCGTTACGTAACGGTAACCGTATGCACGGCCACAAAGTTGCCGTCTTCGGTGTTGATGATGATCTGCGCGCTGCCGGTGGCGACGCGCGTCACGGTAACGGTGTTGCCGGATGCGGTGGCCGTTGCTTTGGTCGCATCGGTAGTCGCTACAGTGAAATCTTTGTTGGTTGCGCCGGTTGGTGCGATGTTCACCGTGAAGGTGCTGGTACCGCCTGCCGTGCCGGTGCTGGTTGTCGGGGTTACCGTCACGCCAGTCACCGCAACCGCAGTGATTTCGTTCACTTCGATAGTGCTCGCATCGCCGACTTTGAACTCAGTAGAGAACGTGACGATGTCGTTGGTACCACCGTCAGAGCTCAGCGCCGTGATGTTCATGTAGCCGATGAATTCGACCGGGCCGTAGTCCATGCGCACCCAGATACCAGGCTGGCGCTTGGCCTTCAGCTCATCAGCGAAATACTTGATGAACTTGCCGACACCGTACTGATCCAGTTTGTCCTTCTTGCGCACTTCGCCTTCAAAGCTCAGGGTAAAATCACTGTTGGTGATGATGGTCTCGACATAGCCGCCTCCGTCATCCGCATCAGAGGTAACCGAGTTCGGGTTGAAGTCGAAGCCCTTAGACGTACCGGCAGCCAGCGCCATCCACTCAGATTCAAGTGGCTTGACGTCAGGGCAGCCATCGGCGACTTCCAGCACGACCGCACCGCCGAACAGGCGCTCGTTCGAGTTCTGGCAATTAGCCATGTGAAACTCCTCTTTGACGTATAAAAGAAAACCCGCCTGAGCGGGTTATTTGGTTGGGAATGGCTAGTCGCCAAACGTGCATGCAAATTGCAATCGGAAGACTATTCGCCCTTCTTCTGTTAGCACAGGGGGCGGGATTGCGCCCATGTTCTGGATGTAGCCGACACACTCGTCAGCCATGGGGTTGGCCTGGACGTAATCGACGATGCGCTGTACGGCATTGAGTGCGTCTTTGCGCTTATCTTTTGCGCCTACTACGTCGACCAGGACGTGATACTCAGAGCCGAGGTCTGTACGGATATTCGAGCCGCCGTTTGGCCTGAACACCATGATCGCTTTCGACAGGTCGCCGGGGTCATCGTACATCAGCTGCTGCACTGTGAAACCCACAGTTATCCCGGCATCGACGAACATGTTTCTGACCCGCTCATGCATCATTGGTGTCATAGTGAAAGCTCCTTACGCACAACATCATCGATGGCAGAGCGCTCCTCTTCAAATCCAAGGGTGAGGAATTCTTTTTTAGCAGTTGAGCGACGGAACCTCTGCGGGTTGCCAGGGTCATGAACATAAACGGCATAGTTGGTCGAGTAACCAACCCTGCCTGTGATTACAGCTCCGTCAGTTACGATTTCGCGAAACTGGCTATTCAAAAGTGCTGAGGTATCGATCGGCGTGTAAAGTGCCGCTCTAGCCGCCCCAAGAATCATCGCAGACTGGAGCGCTCGAATGATTTTCCTACCCTGAATATCATTCAGAATTCTGTCAATATTGCGCTCAACACGTGCCGCGCCACGAATTTTTATGCCCATAATTACACTCTGCTTGAGGCCGTTATAATGGCGTAATCATCCGTCAGTCGCTCGAACGTATCGGCGTAACGGATAACCTGACGCACCTCGTCAGCACCTGCCGCAACCGGGTTTGCTTCATTCGATACGCCAATCATGATGTAATCACCAGCGGCCGCCAACGCGAACTCCGTCCAGACAGTGTTCTTCACGACGATTTCAGCGCCCAGGCTGGCTAACTTCTTGCTGAGCCCGCCCTCGTAATCACAGGGGATTTTCTCAGGTTCGGCATAGCCCAGCGGATCGCCGTATTCGTCATTTCCTTCCAGCTTGCGCCAGATGGTCGCCGTGGCTGTGTATGACCAGTTCGCTACCGATGACATCAGCCCTCCTTCCAGCGCAGGAAAACCGTCACGTTTCCGCACTGGCCTTTAAGTTGCTCACTGCGCTTAATGGCGTTCGGTGGGATGCAAGAGTCCATGACGACTTCGCCAACTCGATAAAGTGGACTTTTTTTCAGTAACCCGCCTCGCTTCATTCTTTCCACCTCAGCACCTTCGCGCCAGTCGCCCGGATGCGCGGGCAGTTGATGAACCACTCGCCGTCTGATTTTACGTAGCCGGTAGTCTCCCGCCCGGTGTCGGTCATCACCCAGACGCGGGTGAACGAGCGCGGCAGGCCGTGCTTAACTGATTTGTACGTCATCACTTGCCCCCGCACATGCAGCCGCCCTTCCCGATCCAGATACCAGCAAATGCCGGGGCGGCGGTAGGGTCGGCAGGAATTAGCGAGGTGGCGCATCCGTACTTATCCAGCTCGCGCAACAGGTTAACCGAGGCCTTCCAGCGATCGGTGAACGATTGGTATCGGAACGAGCGCGATGCACCACTCGGAGCTGTCTGGCTTGAGATGTACTTATCCCCCTGCCCGAGACCCATAAGCGCCAGCAGATAGAGCTGAATCAGCAGCGCGGTCGATGCCGGATAATGCGCATCGAGACACTCCTGAATGCTGTTGGCCTGGTCGACGAGAGCCTGAAGAACAAAATCGGGAATGGTAATTCCCTGGCTCTCCAGATACTCCTTCGCCTGTTCGAGAGTTACCATTATCGACTCCGTGAAATACCCCGCCGGGGCGGGGCATAAAAAAACCGCCTTAGCGGCGGCTGTTATTCAGCAGGGAAAAGCTTTTCGAGTTCGCCATCCGGCAACAGCTCACTGAGCTTTTCCGCGCCCAGGGTGCCTTTGAACTCAATTCCCAGCTCAGTAAGGCGGTCCTGAATAATCTCTTTGCGAGATTTTTCACTGGTACCGGCATCAGGTGTTGCAGGTTTCAGCTCGCCACCAGCCTCGCCCTTCATCAGCCGGACGTTAGACTTCAGCGCCGGGTGAAGATCTTTCAACTCCACCACGTCGCCAACCTTTACGCCGAACCATGGGCGCACAACTTCGTATTTAGCCATGCTGTTTCCTTACGCCAGGTTAGCGCCGTAGACAACGCCAGACAGGCCCTGATCGTCTGCAGTAATTTGCAGGCCTTCAGCAGACATGATCTGGAAGTTGTAGTTAACGTTAGGCAGTGGGCGCGGCAGTGGCACAACGCCAACAGCCATACCCACCAGTGGGGAGATCACGTCACGACGACGAACGTACGCGATAAACTCGTTACCGGTCAGCGCGAAGCTCATGCGGATTTCTTTCACCGGTGCGAATGGCAGAACAGCCTGCAGGAGAGTGCCGCTCACCACACCATTAACTACGTATGGCTGAGCCATATTTGCCCAGATCTCAGGGGAAACCCACATCACATCATACTGAGCTACTTTGTTGGTGCGTGCGGTGGTACCGAATGCTCCTTTACCAAAGAACTCAAAATATTGAGTCGTGGTTGCGCTGGTCAGGTCGATGTTCGCACCACCAGCACCAGAACCGAGGTTAATCTTCTTGGTGTTGCGGTGGTTCTTGATGCCCTGCGCCGGGTAGGACTGAACCTGAATTTTTGAATCGCCGTTCAGGTAGTAGTTGACGCGCTTCTGGTTGAACTTGCGCATCTTCGCCATCTGCGAATCCAGAACCAGATCAATGCCTACAGAGTTAAGGCCAGCAGCATGACGCCAGTTAACACCGTAGCCAGCAGTGAACACCGGAATCGGGTCGCCATCGCTCGCGTAGTCAGTGTGGTCGAAGGAGAATGGCGCCTGACCATCGATGCTTACTGACACGTCGTCAGCGATGTCGCCGACCACGTTATACAGCTTGGCGGTTTTACCAACCGGCAGCACGGTCTGAACGCCGATCAGGTCGTTTACGATTTCCATGCCAACTTCCTGATCCCGCAGCTGCAGCACCTGGTTGTCAATCTCAGCCCAGAAGTCACGGGAGAAACCGCCAACAGCGTTACAAGCCAGCATGTCAGGCGTCATCATTGCGCGGTTAGCTGCAATGATGGAATCGTTCTGTAGGTTCCACATGTTGCGGTTTGCCCACAGCTCACTCCAGTGCCCGCCGAGGCGGGAGTTAGTCGCCAGCGTCTCTTTAGAGAAGTACATATGTGTTTGTCCTTTTGTTACGCGCCAGCTGCGGCGACAGTGCCAACGCGCATACGCACGCGAATGAAGTCAGTGGTGCTGGCCGCGATGGTGTATTCATCCTGGCTGTAGCCGATCACTGAATCAGTGTCGGATGTGGCAAGGGTAAACTGACCGGCAGTTCCCAGCTTGATCGGGCTGTCTTTTTTATACGCACCAGGCAGGCAGCGCAGCGCCAGCTCACGACCTTCTTCGACGTAGTTACCTACTGCCGAATCCCCGGCAGGGATTTCTTCGGTGATTGTCAGGCCCTGGTGATAACCGACATCGATGATGTACAGGCGGCCGGTTAGCGCGGTGGCCTGAGCGAATTTATCGGATGAGTTGATGGTTGCGGCGGTGCCAGGAAGCAACCCGGCGGCCGTTGTGCGGGTTTCGGTCTTGTACAGAGACTGACCGTCGATATTAACGCGACGATAACGTGGCATTATTCCGGCTCCTTACTTGAAGTGTTCGTCTGCGGCTGGTGCGCCGGTTTCTTTGTGCTGCTGAGCATTGTTGGTGCCCAGCGGCGCAGCTTCGCCCAGCGACTTGAACATCGCGTCCAGAGCTTCGCCTGACAGAGCGTTCGCGACGATATCGCCATGGACCTTCGCAACCGCTTCGCGCTTTGCTTTCTCTTCGGCACGGGAGTTCGCGGTAAGGGTTTCCGCGAGTTGCTTCTGATTGGCCTGCAGCGCATCAACCTTTTCCGCGAGAGGCTTAATAGCCGCTTCAGTATTGGTCGCAACAGCCTGGCCGATCATGCTGCCGATTTGTTCCAGTTCTTCTTTGGTTAAAGGCATGTCGCCCTCCGTTTTGTGGTTTGGTGCAGGCTGTTCCTGCGGTGTGAATAGAGCTTTGAATTTGTTAGCGACGACTGCCACCCACGACTCCTGGCGCGCTACTGCGGTTCCGGTATCGTCGATTGTGATCTTCCCGCCATCAGCGGAATAACCGTAAACCTGAGCATCACCGCCATTTCGCACGATGACCACCTGCGAGTCAGTGAAGTCAGCAACCCAGGCATATTCATCCGTGCCCGGCGCAAACTTGGCTTTGGCTGCCCGATCGAGACGCTGCTCGCGCTCCCGGTAGGATTCACCCACCAGCGCGCCGGAGTTCGCTTTAAGCGGCTGCGCCAGATCGGCGTTTACCATCAGGCCAACGCCCTGCTCAGGGGTGGCGGCTCCGACTTCGTGCAGTAGGATCGCGTCGTGGTCCATGCTGTGAATCTTCGCCACCCACTCGGCACCCGTAGCTCTCTGTTGTTCGTTAGGCTCAAGCTGGTCGAGGAAAGCGGCGACACTGGTATGAATCGGCGGAACGTCATCGCCGCGCTCGATGGCTGCGACGCGCTCAAGTAGTTCTCGGCCACCTTCAGACTCACCGGCGCGGGCAACATCAACCCACTTTTCGAGGTAGATACGATTACCGGACTTCTTAACGTTGCGGTTCCACGCGCCGATATGGCCTGCGTTAATCCCCTCCGGGGAGAAAGCAGACACGAACTGACCATTAACCTGAGGGTGGCCCAGCGGCGCCAGGGTACCTTCCAGCCCCTTATAGTGGGCGTCGATTTGCTCTTGCGTGTACAAGCCGCCATTCATGACGACGTTAGCTGGAAGTGTGTAGCTCGGCAGCACCAGGTGCTCACGCCCGTTGTATGTTTCGCGCCGGATAGACTGGCTGTTCACCTTTGTGGTGATGTTGACCTGAATATGCTCACCATGTTTCGGTGCCTGGATTGGACGCTGTGCTTCGTGGTTTACCTGGAATTTCATGAGTTATTTCTCCGCCCAGGCGTAACCGCTCGCCTGCATCGATTTATATTCCTGTTTGAGTTTCGTGATGGTGTCCGGGTATTCCGGCTTGCCGTCCGCATCCACCAGCACCGACTGCTGGCTGCATTTGCAGTTGATGGAGTTGCCATCTTTGCTGTACCAGTCACGCACCTCTTCGTTGGTGTAGAGGTGGGCATGGCGCACTGCGTGGGTATGTCGCGTTGTCGGCGACAGAGCTGAGATGTGAACCAGCAGCGTTTTAAGGCCGAACAGGTCATTCGCCTCTTGGTCTTCATCCCACTTGGCCCGGCGCAGCGCGGTAGTCACTTCAGTGCGTGCTATCCGGTTAGCCCGGCGTTTCTCGATGCCGGTCTGGTCTGTCAGGTTGCGGGCAATGTCCAGAGGATTGAGCCCGCGCCCAACACCATCAGTAAGAACACGCGCCATGTCGCGCTTAACGTCAGCCGTCAGCCCCTTCATTTCCTCAAATACACGCGCATGCACCAGCGCCATGCGTTTCTGATACTGGTCGCTTGCGAGGATGGAGGCCAGCGACTCACGCCCGGCTGCGTACACCGGGGATTGCTGACTGAGGTTGTAGAACGACTGCCCGGTCCCTTTTTCCGAAGCCAGATCGATGTACTCGTAAAACCACAGGTCGTAATCGCCACCTTCAAGCAGTACCTGATCAACCAGGTAACTGGCATCGTTCAGGATGATGGAGAGTAGCATTGGGTTTAGCTGGTATTCGTATCTGGCGTTTACTGCGAGGGAGGAAGGTATTTTGTTGAGTGCTGATTTGTACGCCTTGCCAATCTTATTCATCCGCCTGGCGAAGTCTTTCATTGCCCGGCGTTCCAGCGCATCGGCTCCGGTCGGATCCTGATAGTTACGCGGCAGAATCGGTGGCTTCGTCTTCTTCGTCGCCATCCTCTTCTCCTAATGGAAATTCATCGACGTTTTCATAACCGGCAGCAGTGCGAATTTCTTCACGACTAAAGGCTGGTTTTTCTCCGCTCCCCTGGAACGTCTGGTTAATCTCTGCCATGGTTTTGGCATTTGCGAGTTTCTCAGTTCCAGTCTGTTCGTTGAGGTCATCCCAGATAACCGTCTTCTCGCTGACTGCATCAATAATTTTCAGGTCGATGAGCTTGTCACTGAAGTCTTCAATTTCGAATGACAGGTCACCGCGCCGTGACTGGCAGCGCGCGTTGAAATATTTCTGATCCTCGGTGCTTGCCCTTTCACCCGTCTGCATCCCAACCAGAACCTTCACAGGGATATCAACAGATGCAGCGAAGGTTTGCAGGTTGACGTTATAGGTCGCTGACGGATCCGCTACAGCTGTGACCAGTGGTGTGACTGTAGCCCCTTGGGTTGTCATCAGAACATCGTTACCACGGTTCATTTCCCCGGCAACTTCGTTAAACTTATCCTGCAACTCGTCCATGCTCACGCCATAAAGTGACGCGAGATTGTTGAAATCGATTTCCTTCTCAAAGTTGACATTAAGCTGCCGCGCGGCGTTCTTTAGGAATGACTCACCAGAACCACCCTCGACCTTCTCAAGGCTGACGCAGGCGTTATAGCCAGGCTCAAGGAAGCCAATAGCATCATTAGAATAGTCACCAAGGATAAAGACGCGATCGGGATGTACGAAGCGCTGATTAGTTCCACCGCTTGGAAGGCTCTCAACATATTTCCACTGCTTTGGCTGCCCGTAGCCTGCCGATTTCTGGTCAGTTACCCACTCGCTGACTGTTAATGACCCAGCCCATGCGATCGTAACCTTTTTTAGTGACTTGCCACGAACAACAGGCTGATCCCATGTTCTGGAATCATTGATATGCAGCAGGATACCCGCATAACGTCCGACCTGTCGGCGGCGGTCTGCTTCAGCAAAAGCCCGCCAAAGGCGCTTTGTGAAAACCTTTTTGGTGTTCTTCTCCCAGGCAGTTTCATCCTTACTCTCGTCGGCATCATCACCCTCGATGATTTCCGGGTTGGTCTGCCAGCACTTGCCCACCAGCTTCTCTACTGCGCCGTGGGCTATTCCACCGCGACGATACAGTGCGTAGAGGTTTTCGTAAGTGACCTGCTCAGGGAATCCATACTCGCACCATGCGGAATGGCGCTTATTGTCCAGCCCCATTGTAGGCGCCAACAGCCCCATACGGGCACGGGCCATCCGCGCATCGTTCAACGCATGGTTGACGGCGAGAGTTAATTTGTCAGTCATGGTTTGTCCGTTGGTGGATTTAAGGCATAAAAAAAGGCCGCTTTGGCGACCTTGTGGCTATTTAAAAAGCTAAACTCTGTTGAACGAAATAAACATAATCTGCTCAGGCTTAACGCCATAATCACTTGCCAACTTCTGAGTGCACTCAATTAAGACAGTTGATGCAGATTTCGAAGAGCTTGCACCATAAATTTCGAAGTTTTCAAATACTCCGCCGTTGGTGTGGTAAATCTTATATGACATAAACCAATCATTCATAATATCTACTCCCTTACAGAATTGAGTAGATATTATCGGCAAGTGCATATGTTTCTTTAAATTATCTCAACCTTTTCGGGATCATCATCCCGGCCATCTGGCCCTTACGTTTAATGTGTCCGTCGAGGCTGTAGCGAATACCGTCCCAGCAGTGTTCGTAACCGTCTGCCAGTTTAGGCAATACCTCGCCGGTGATGCGGTCCGTTTTGTAGGACCACATGCGGGCCTCTCTCGCCACATTCTTGCAGCGAGGATGGATAATGATTTCGTCAAAGCCGCGAAGATGCGCGATACCGTCCTCAACACTCCCCTGCCATTTCTCGGCAGCCGAGATGTTGAAGCCCTGGCGCTTGAGATAGCTGATAGTCTCGGGTCGGGCGGAGTCGGCCTTGATGGGCCAGTCACGCGATCCGGGGATTGTGTCGTATAGCTCTGGCATATGGTCGAGCTCTGTCTGCTGACCGTATGCCTCGTATTCGATGTACAGCCGGTTGTGCAGGATGAACGAGCGCACCAGCGTGTTAGGGTCTTTGGCGAAACCGAAGTCAGCACCGAAGAAAAGGCGATCGGCCTCTTTCCATAGCTGGTCCGAGAACTCAGCGATCCGGTATTTACCGGCCAGCACCTGCTTATCAGAGTTTTCGAGGTAAGCACCTTCCCAAACCCACGCGTATGTTGCCGGGTCAAGGCGGCGCTGATCGTTCTGTCGCTCACCTTCCAGCACGTCGGGGAACCATGGATTATCCGTGTAGTTCATCTCAACGGTGATACAGTCGTCGCCAGCCTCTTTACGGAAACGCTTATCCGTGGCGCTGCCGTCGCGCTCCGGGTTCCATGTCACCCAAATCTCTGAACCTTCCTCACGAACGGTCGGGCTCAGCTTCTGCCAGGCTATTTCGCTGACTGATTCAGCCTCATCAACCCAACAGAGCAAGATGCGCGCTTTCGACTTGATGCTGTCGAGGTTATGCCGCAGACCGCAGAACACGTAGTTAACGCTCTTGTCGATGGTGCGGATGTACTTCTCGCCGATATCAAAGTTGGAAGCCAGCCAGGGAACAGACAGGATAGCCTGTTTCACCTCCTGCATACTCGACTCTTCCAGTGAGTTCATGAATTCACGCGCACAGAGCACCACGCCGCTTTCACCGTTCATCATCGACTGATACGCCTTTACGGCTGTCATCAGCGCAAAAGTGCGCGTCTTGGCACTACCACGCCCACCATGCGAGCACCGGTAACGCTTATTCTCGGCGATGAACAGTGGCGCAAGCTTCGCTGGGATCGGCAGTTGAACGGCGTTACTCATGCTTTGGCTCAACAGGCAGTAGCTGGATGATTGTCGGCTGCGGAGTCATGCTGCCATCAGGGCTTGTATGCTCGACTTTCTGGCGATTTGTGTAGGCATCGCCCATTTCTTTGGCGGCCTGCTCGATAAGCTGCGAGGTCATGCCGTAGTTCTTCATCTTTTCAGCATTGGTCGCCATTCGGTCGAGAACGCGTAACCGGTACGCTTTGTTCGCGATCGGGATGTCGGCGATCTCATTCTGGAATCGTTTACGGGTGGCGTTGAACAGGTCAATCCACTTCTGGCTCAACTTGGCCGCCATTGCATTGCCTGGCGTATATTGCGACACCTGCTGCCGTGAGACATCGATGCCGTATTCAGCCTTTACAAGCTCAATGACTTTTACCGGGGTCTCGTAGCAGGCGAGCGACTGAACGATGAAGGCTTTAACCTCTGTCGATAATGCTGCCACAGGCTACCTCCATGACAATCTGAATAAAGCGTTACGCCAGCTTCAACATGCACGTCCCGCATGACCTGGCTATATCGATGTGAGCCACTTCTGCTGGCGCATTGGCAGCATCAACGAGCTCCTGCACTTCTTTGCTGGCACCGTATCGACGTACGACACCAATGAATTCTTCGACGTCGTGGTCGCGCAGTGTAAGCACTGGCTGCCCGGTCTCTTTGTTGAACTTAGGCGCGCCGAAATCATCGGTGGCCTGGGCGATATGGTAAAGCTCGTGCTCTACAAGCGCGCAGAACTCGAGGTCACTGCATTGCGAGCAGTAGTCAGCCGCCAGGGTGATGATGAACTTCGGTATTCGCCCGAACCATTCATGCATCTGCTGTTCCATTCTGGCTTTCTGCCAACCACCGGCGCGGAGCATTACCTGTTCGGCCTGGCCGAGGACGTAGCGCCCCTTCTTCGCGAAAGAATCAGACGCCCACATGAAGCAGAGATCAGCCTCTAAGAGGTGTTCGTGGTCAGGGTTATGGATGCTGCCGGTATCGCTGAGGATTTGGCGATTTATCCACTCATGCACTTCGTTAGCGGGTATCAGCCTGGTGTGTGGCTGCCAGTTGTCGGAGGCGATGAAGTTAACTGGCGGGTATGGCCTGCGCTCGTCATCGTTAACCATGAGTTACTCCGTCGTTTGTTCTGCTGGCTGTTCGGTTTGCTCTGCCGGTACCGGCGTAAACTGCACGCGCTTCACATCGGCCGGAGCGAAGTAAAGCCACTCGCCAGTCTCGGTCGCCAGCGGCACAAATCCGTTAACCAGCTCAGGCTGACGTCGTGACATCTTGCCCGTGAAGGTTTCGCCTGTCTGGGTGGTTAGCGTGATTTGGTAGATGTCGGACATTGAGAGCCTCTTTATCCGTTTGTTGGGGTATTGCCATTACGATGAGCCTCCCCATTTTAATGGCAATAAAAAACCGCCCTCAGGCGGTTAAATTTTGAGATTTAAAATTTTGGTGCTATGCCATATTTCGGCGTCTTTATATTCGCAGCCCAGACTTTGATATCGTTTTGAAGCAACAAAGTGAAATCTGACTTGAGATAGTTAACCATCTCGTTGACCTTGCCTGCATCATTCACTGCAAAGTGTTCAATCCTGTTAGCTCCTACTGATACACAGGTGTAAGTTGCAGGCACATCCTTCCCGTTAGCATTAAGCCGGATCTTCCTATCGCCACAACCACCATCGGACATATAGGATACGAGCATATTAGCTGACTCCCTCCCCGGTTGAGAGATACTTATCATGACAGGCAACCCCTCTGAGGTCTGGGTAATGTCGTAGAGTACAGCATCTTTTTGATACCAGGTATTGTATTCTCTTTCCTGAAACGCTGCGTAGGATGGAGAAGAAATCGTCGCCAGCAAAGCGATTGTAAGAGAGTGAATTTTCATCGGTTGCTATTGTATTGTTTAGGCAAAGTTATTATCCATATTGTGCCAACAGCAACAACAACGTAAGATTATTCCTACTATTTTTAGTAGCGCTAAATTCCCTCTTAGCAACAGTTAAGTACCCATATATCTCATATCAATAAAGCATTATAAATCCCGGTAATTTGCATTAAGTAAAAACTAAATCCATGATAACGAAAAAAATTTGCAATCACCTCTCAATACATTATCAGTATTTTACAGCATCAACCTTATTTTTGGTGAGCTTTTTCGAATGGAGAACCGGCTGCTATGTTTCATCCATGATGTCTAATAACAAAGAGTCACTTATTAAACAAATAAGCGAGTATGCCAGGCTTAACGAGCAGGAAGAAATCCAGTTGCGCAAGATAATCAGCTGATTTATTCATCTGAATAAGTCTATAACCATTATCAAGCCCACCAGCAGGTGAGCTTTGTCATGGCTAGCAATCGGCATCTGGACGCGCTACAGCACGACAGGCCCACATGCAGGCCTCCTGCATTTTGGTACGCGCAATGGCTAGGCAACGCAGCGCTTCAGCACGCTCGCCAGCCTCCTGAGATTTGGCCTCTACAACCTCGATAGAGAGGTGAGTGCGTTCGATATCGAGCTTCTCACAAAAGTCACGGCTAATTTCTTTCAGCTCATTCATTTGCGCGATATCGTCAGCGGTCAGGGTTCGATATCCCTTTACGGTGCTACCATCTTCCGGTTTTGCTTCGCTCATAAATCCTCTTTAATTAAGACACTGCTCTTTGATGTAGTCCTGCATGCCGCGAATCATCTTGTCAGCGGTTGCAATCCCGTCCCGGTGATCGAAATAATTCCGTCGAGCGTCTGGAGTAAGTTCGGGGGCTCCTGCATCATCCACGCCGGGGGCGGAGGTGGCTTTGGACACTCCAGGGCAGGTTGCGGCGATGCGCAGCCGTTTAGCGCCAGAATCGACATCCCGACGCAAATCGTTAATGGTTTTTTTCGCATCGGACAATTCCTTCGTGTATTTGGCATCCAGCGCAGCGACATCCCGCTGGCGCACCTGCATATCTTTGATGGTGTCGTTAGCCAGGCGGAGATTCTCGGTCGCCTTGTCGCGCTGGTCCTTGTAGGTGATGGCGTTGTCGCGGTAGTGGTTAATCGCCCAAGCCATGGAAACCAGCAGGCAGATAACGACAGCACTGATGATGGCTGTTAATCGGCTCATTTCTGGCCCCACTCACAAACTTCACGCTCAATCTCGCGCCGGGTGATAAGCCCCTTCCACTGCTTGCCACCGGCATACGTCCAGCGCTGCAGTTCTTTGCATGCACCCGGAACATCACCGGAGTTAAGCTTCTTCAGCAGCGTCGAGCTGGCAAAAGCACCAGAGCCAACGTTGTAGGTAAAGGAGTAAAGCGCTGCACGGGTAGGCTCAGGGATACGAACCTTGATCAGCGGGTCGATGGAATCTGCCACTTTTCGCAGATCCGACTTCAAAAGGTTATCGCATTCTTTGTCGGTGTAGCGGTGACCGCGGCGAATGTCGGTACCGGTGTGCCCATCGCAAACAGTCCAGACGCCGACCACATCCTGATAGGCGTAATAGCGCCGCCCTTCCAGTCCATCCGCATTGCCCAGCATTACTGCAGCAATCGTGATTGCTCCGGATCCGCCAACAATGGCACCCACCAGCTTATTCCTCAATGTTGGGTTCATCTCGGCTCCTGCTACGGCGGTTGTCTTCGCGGATCTTGAAATAGAGGTTTGTCAGATACGTCAGTACGGCAATGATGATACCCACCAGCACGCCGATAGCGTTCCACTGCTCGGGGCTGTAGGCATTAAGCATGCCGTTTAGGATGCTCCCGGCTGAAGCGCCATAGGCAGCACCAGTGGTTATTTTTTCCATGCGATACATGCTCTCACCTCGCGTAGTTAGCGGGTGCTGTGTGTGTTTGAAAAGGGTCAGGCCCTCGGGACGATTTAACAAGAAGGCATGTCGAGGATGGTTCCCGGGGCCTGGAATAAAAAACCTGGCGACAAGCCAGGAAGATGAGGGTAAGGCAATGTCGGCTCTCTGGCCGAAGGGTCCCAGGTAGTGGGTTCTGGTGCCGGGCAAAGGAATCGAACCTCTGACGCGCAACTTACAAGGCTGCCGTTCTGCCACTGAACTAGACCGGCGAATTTGGAGCATCTGGCGGGATCGAACCCGCATCTTCTGGTTGGAAGCCAGACGTAATTCCCAAACTACGACAGATGCAGAATTGGCGGGACAGGAAGGATTCGAACCTTCGACCATTCGGTTAACAGCCGAACGCACAACCGCTGTGCTTCTGACCCTGAAACGAAAAAGCCCCGCACGATGGCGAGGCTCTTAATTCTATGTCGACCTACGAAGCTATGGCGACGATATCAGATTTACATGAAATATATGCGTTTCAGTTCGGTTTTGCAAGCCTGAAGTGATTAGCAATTCTGTATGCTATATCCGCTCTTTTTACATCATCGTAGAGACCTAAGTACTCGCGCTTTCCGTCTATAAGAATTTGAGCCTGCCACTTTTTGGCCTTCTTGTTGAAGTAAATGCCTGATGTAGCCCCCTGAAACACCAGACAGTAGCTGTATCTCCAGATAAGAGATAGGCTTGAATATATGTCTAACACTAACACCAATTTTGAGATGACCGGGATCCTGTTAGGGCAAGAAGTCCGTAAACGTAAAACTCCTCAGGAGAAGATCGCCATTATCCAGCAGACGATGGAGCCGGGTATGAATGTCTCCCATGTCGCCCGCCTGCATGGTATCCAGCCCAGCCTGCTGTTTAAGTGGAAGAAGCAATATCAGGAAGGCAGCCTCACCGCCGTTGCGGCTGGAGAGGAAGTCGTTCCTGCTTCTGAGCTTACTGCTGCTCTGAAGCAGGTCCGGGAGCTTCAGCGCCTTCTGGGCAAGAAGACGATGGAAGTTGAGATCCTGAAAGAAGCCGTGGAGTACGGTCAGTCGCGAAAATGGATAGCGCACGCGCCCTTGTTGCCAAAGGACGGGGAATAGCCATGGTCAGCCGGACCATGGGCGTGTCGCGTGCGCAACTGTCACTGCGGATTAACCGTTCTGCCGACTGGCAGGACAGGCGCTGTAACCGGCGTAATGAAGAAGCAGACGCAGAAATACTGTCGGCTATCCTCAACATTATCAGCGATATGCCGAGTTATGGTTATCGACGCGTGTGGGGCATCCTGCGCAAGCAACGTCGCACAGAGGGACAGCCACCTGTGAATGCCAAACGGCTTTACAGGATAATGAGCGAGCATAACCTGTTGTTGTTGCATCACAAACCAGAGCGACCGAAGCGTGAACATAAGGGCAAGATAGCGGTGGCAGAAAGCGATATGCGCTGGTGTTCAGATGGCTTCGAGTTCGGCTGCGACAACGGCGAAAAACTGCGGGTAACGTTCGCGCTGGACTGCTGCGACCGTGAGGCCATAGACTGGGCAGCAAGCACGGGAGGCTATGACAGTTCGACCGTGCAGGATGTGATGCTGAGGTCGGTGGAAAAGCGCTTCGGCGACAGGCTGCCCGACACAGCGGTGCAGTGGCTGACGGACAACGGTTCAGCATATACCGCGCATGAAACGCGGAGGTTCGCCAAAGAGCTGAATCTGGAGCCATGTACAACAGCGGTGAGCAGCCCGCAGAGCAATGGCATGGCCGAACGGTTCGTGAAGACGATGAAGGAAGACTATATCGCGTTCATGCCGAAACCGGATGTGAGAACAGCCCTGCGAAACCTTGCAGCGGCGTTCACGCATTACAATGAAAATCACCCGCATAGTGCGCTGGGATATCACTCTCCGAGAGAATACCGGCGGCAGCGGGCATCGTTAACTTAAGATACAAAAGCTGTCCGGAAATGGCGGGTCAAGATCAATGCCCTTGCTTCCTGATGTGTTGTTTTTGTACATGCCAGTGTTGAGGGAGTTTAGTTGGCTGGTTGCCTCTCTTAGATTGGCAATCCTGTTGTCATTTCTTATTCTGTTTATGTGATCTATCTCTTTTTCCGGCAAATATCCATGAACATAAAGCCATGCTAAACGATGGGAGAGATATATTTTTCCTGAAATGGTTATCCTCTCGTAACCAAGTCTATCTATATGCCCAGCCACTCTTCCTACCACTACATTCTGACGTTTTTTTATCCACGTAAATACGCCCGTCTTCTCGTCATAACTTAGAAGCTCTTTTAACGTGCTCTGGTTAATCTTTTTCATTTTTGAGCCTCTGAGTTTGTCGCCTTTTGTTGTGAACGTGATCGCGTTACGGAGATAAGCGCACCGCTATCGAGCCGCTTAAAGCTGTTACGCATAGCCAGCCAGTGAGGCAGATACGTTTCTGTCCAGGTGGATTTAGCCACGCCCACCAGCTCCGCCAACGCATGATATTCATACGTCTCACGCCCTGCCAGCTCCGCTTTGACGTCCTGCGCCGCCAGCCAGATAAGTTTCTTCATCCGATCCATCGTCTTGCCGGCTACTTTCTTCGCACCGAGTTGTTCCCGGAATTCTGCCCAAGCCCACTGAGTGATCGCCACCTGGTACTCGAACCGGATGTTCTCGCTGTAGTTCCACAGCAGCCATGCTTTCTGGTGGTCTTCAAGCGACAGGACAGCGCGGCGCCAGGATGCGGTCACGAACTCTACCGGACTTACAAGCGCGATTGACGAGCCCTTGGCGCGGGACTGACTACCGCTCATCGGCGGACCGTCTGGGTTGACCATGCGCTGCTTATCCCTGTCGAATACCTTTTTCCGGCCCCGGCTGCGCGCCGTCGCGGTGAATTGCGCATTCTCGGCGAAAGCTACCAGTTGCCCTTTCGTCGCCCCGCTGAGGTCTGCGGTCGCCACAATAAGCTGCTGACGTACGTATTCCAGTTGCAGACTGTTCATGCGGCTTCCTTATGTGGCTGATTGGTTTTGGTCTGGCTGTGCTTTGCTACTGGCGGCAGGCTGGCGCGCTTAACGCTTTCTGCCTGGTACCGGATAATCTGGTCACGGGTCATTGCTGAATCCTCAACGCTGCCTCAAGGTCTGACTGCGGGATTGCCAGAAGCGTCCTTCGCTGCTCGGCGGTGATGTTACGCATCCCCATGAAAACAATGCCTGCAGGAGTCTTTACAGCGGCGACATGCTTTGAGCGATACCAGTTGAGTAAAGCGAGGGTGTTATGGGTGCTCATGCTGCCTCCTGTCGGCGGGCGCGGCGTTTTTCCAGCGCGCGGGCTTTGCGTGTGAAAATGGATTTGATGCGCTGAAGGTATGGGATATCGAAGCGGCGCGGATCGTTATCAGATTCAAGGCGCTCGACACGTTCCTGTCCGATACGCTCAATCAGACGGATCCGGTACTCGACAGCATTGCCGCTCAACTGCCGGTTGCAGCGGGTGCAAGCGGAGTGGACGTTAAACACGTTGAATTTGAGATGCGATGCAGCGCCGCGCGAACGGTAATGGCTGGCGTCAATGGCGCTGCCTGTCAGGTAATTGCTCTTGCCGATGAGTGGATTGCCGCAGCTGACGCATTCTTTTCCCTCGTCCCGGATCCGTATGTAGCGGTTGAAGGCCGATTGGGCTTCTTTATCCCACTGAGCTTTAGTCTTGAATGACTCGCGCTTGGCCTTGCGACGCTGGCGGCCTGCCTTCTCTTCGGCGCGCTGGCGCTGAGCTTCCTTCTGCTGAGCGGCTTCGCGGGCTTTTGCGGTCTGTTCTTTGCCGATAGCGCTGGCGCACTCGAATGAGCAAACTACCTGCCCGTCGCGGACCGGGTGGAACCACTGACGACAAGCTTTATGGGCGCACTTGCGGCGCGGTAACTTAGCCATTCGCCCTCCGCGCCGCGAGACGCAGCCATTTCTGATCCACTAGGCGGGCGGTGTAGTCTTTCAGTGTCGGGATGTCGGACGGATTAACCACGGGCTTGCGCTGACGGCGAGTCGGAACGCGGAAGATTTCGTTTGTGATGACGCGTGCGAGAGGATTATTCATGCAAGCCTCCCAAAATAATCGCCACGATAACGGACATCGCGAAGTTGGATGTTCTGGCTGACGGCGAAAGCCTGGGTGTACTCAATCAGGCTGTTCATCCGCTTGATCCCCATCGATGAGGTGCTTTCGCGAATTGCCACCAATTCCCCCTCAAGCCCGGCAATAACCTTCCCCTGCCCTCCAGTGGCAATGGAGTGACCGGAGACCAAAATTGATTTCCACGACGGAAGCGACCAAGCAGACCCAGCCCACTGAATGCGATGCTTTGCCAGGTCGCCGCAAAGCGCGTGGAACAGTGAATTCTGGGGAAGGGTGCGCTTAGGGTCGGCAAAACTCACCACTAGCGGGAAATCTGCGTTTACAGGCTGCTTGTTGATGTAGTCGATGAGGTTGCGGCGAACCTGCTCGTCGCGTAGGTAGAATTTGATACTCATACGGCCTCCTTAACGGAAACCGCAGAATGCAGAAAATCGCAGGTGCATTTCTGCATCTGTGACAAGGTGAGGAGTTCAGATTGTGGTCGCATTTAAGTCCCCTTAAATGCGCAGAAGTCACCGGAGTTGTTCAGGCTCCGATGACATGATTATGGCGGGTTGATTATGGAAAATCAATTTACTCAGACTTGTCTTTACCTTCTTTCTGGTCAGACAGCACGGTTCCAATAGGAACTCCATTCAATTGACCTACCTCTCCGCAATCACTGCATACCCAATCGCCAGTTTGCGTACCAAGATAATACTCTTTGTGTACATTGCTAGACCCACATTTTGGGCATTTAGATGGACGACTCACTTCCCTTCCTCCTGTTTAAGGTAAACCGGATCGCTACCTTTCGGTAAGGTTATCGACTTCTCTCGATAAAACTTCAGGCGTTCAAGGAAGTAATCTCGCAAATGCTCCGGCTGCTCTCGCATCACCACCTCAGCAATAACCGGCATGTTCAGGCGCTCTTTGTACGCCACTCCGGAGGCCGCAAGGTCAACGTTAACCTTATCGCGGTCCTCCTGCGGTTTGGCTGCAATGTTCCAGTCCGACATAAAAAATCCCCTCGTTGATTTGAGGGGATTATACATCAGTACTGCGCTACCTTGCTTTCTACCCTGCCATTAGCCATCAATCGGTCCCCACGCAGCCTCAGGAACCGTCTCGGACAGATATCCGCCGCACTTCCTGCAGTAAAACGTTGTCACGCCCTCCTGGGTATATGTGAACTGCCCAACCTTAAATGGCTCAATGTTCTGGTCTGGATAGAACGGTCTCTTCCTGTCGGTGCGGCCGCACGACTTTGGATCGGCGTTTAACTCGATGCTGATTGGCTCGCCGCAGTTGCATGTCCCCTGGATGATTTCCATCACTTCACCTCCTGCTGCGGTGCTGATGGCGCTGACAAAATGTTGACAAGAGTCTCATTTTCCATGCTGTCGCAATGTTCCTGCAGCCTATTTATGATTGCCTGCAATGCAAACTTAGGAACCATATTCCCCTTGCCGATTTGTGGGCAGTTTTCCGTGCCGAGCCTAAAGTTCTCAATCTGCAGCAACAGACCATCCTCACCTTCGGATGCACTGAATACACCAAATGCTTCGATGTCGTATGCATCTGGAATCACCGGAGAGTCGCCATCTGCACCCTGAAGCATGGCGTCGCGGCGTAACTTGGCAGGCACGTCAGCCCATACCCCGGCACCAGACCTGTCTTCGTTGCTGAGCAGGTCTTCTATCGCAGATGCTGCCATGTGAAGCAGGTCTTCATCCATCACAGATACCGGCGCTGGCGGGGCGGTGAATAGCGCAACCACATCCCCAACAGTCCGCTCCAT